TTTCTAGACCTCTCATAAAATTCTTTTTCTTTGTAGGATCAGAGGCAATTTCTTCTATTTTATTAGGAACAGCTTCTGCTATCGCAGAAAGATTTGATCCTACACCTTGAACAAAAGCGGATGCGGAATCTCCTATACTAGATAAAGCAGATCCTGCAACATTTCCTACATTAGATAAAGCTCCCATTATATCAATAGAAAACTTACCATCTTTAGTTTTAATTACTTCTTTTTCATTAACTACTTCTTCAGGAATAGTTTTTTCTATACCCATTTCAGATTCTTTAGAAGTAAGATAACCTTTATCTCTCATAGATTTTAGTTCTGCTTTATCCGATTCAGTAAATTTACTTTCTTGATCTTTACTAAAAGATAATTTTTGAGGACCTTGATCCGTTTGAATAAATTCTAAAGCCATTATATCTCCTTAAACTCTACATCGAGTTTATTGTAATCTACCATTAAATAACCTTCATCATTAACAATTGATGCATGAGGAACTTGATGAGCCATGACACCTTGATATTTTTTATCATCTCCTTTATATTTAAAGTTATAAATTTTAATTCCTGATGGAGATTTACCAACTAATTTAATATCATCTTTTAATCTTATGTCAGAGTTATAAGCTGTTAATGCTCCTGCAACTTGACCAAAGGTACTTGGACCAGCGACTGGTGTAGTAGTGTAACCAGTTCTTTCTTCTCCATAACTTCTTATAGGAGCACCTGATAATGCACCAATCATTTGTTTAACTTGATTACCACCAAATTCTCTTTCTTCTATAAAGTCACGATATCCTTCTGCAAGTCCTGCTTGAGCTATACCACGAGCTTGAGTTCCAAAACCAGCAAGTCCCGCTGAAGCTGCTTGTAAAGCACCTAGTTGAGTAGTTGCACCACCCATTTGTGCTGCTCTATCTTGAGCAAATCTATTAGCACCTGATTCAAAACCAGCTTGTCTTAATCTTGCTGATGTGTCTCCCGCACTTTCTATAAATCTTTCTGCACCTAAAACATTTTCTATTCCTTGTCTTGATCCTCCAAAAGCTCCTGCACCAATTGCAGATGCATTCATTGATTTTTGAGTTTGACCGTAAGCTTCTCTTAAATCTCCTAAAGCTCCTGAAACAACTTGGTCTTCATAAGGATTAGCATAAGTTTGAGCTGTAGCAGTGTCATAAGTTTGATTACCTATTGCAGCAAGTTGTCCTGCTTGAGGTACTATTTGATTTTGATATATATTACCTGCTTGAACTTCGTAAGGATCAAGTTGAGCTATACGTTGACCTTGAAAAGCTTGATAAGGTTTACTAAACTCAGTTTGACCTCGTCTTAAAGTATCTTCTTGAATTTCTTTAAAGTAAGCAGGAATGTCATAGCTAGTCGATGACTGCGATGGTGCCTGTACTGTTGTAACACTTGGTTTGAAAATACTACCCATTGACTATATAAGTTCCTCCGATAACTTTAAATCCTAATTTAATAAAAGCCTTATCTTTTCTTTCAACGTCTTTACCTTGAAAGATTTCGCATATCGCAGTTACTTTATTTGCTAGTGCGTATTCTTTAAAAACTATCATTATAGAACGAAATATCCTAAAGTTTCTATGTTTAGGATTCACATGTAACCATAAAGTTCTCATGAACTTTTTGTCACTATACCATGTCTCATCAACTGTAGCAGCTAATGTTCCTATAATAATATTTTCATATTCTACTACTATAACAAAACTATTCTTAATGTAAAATACTATATTCTCTAAAGCTTTAGTATTATTAGTGTTTCCAAAGTTGAATGGAGCCTCTGTAAGCCACGTTTTTAACAGTTCTCTTATACGAACAGCATCAGATATTCGAGCTGGTCTTATAGTATATTTATCTTTTTCCATCTTGTTTTATATTTACTCTTAGTGTACCAAATCTCCAGTTATCTCCAACATTATTATTTTGTATCTTAACATTAGATTGTCTACCACGAATACGTGTATTAACGAACCTAGTTGTGTTGTTTACAGTCAAAGTTTCTCCTACTGTTGCTGTATCATTAGGATAGTCTTTAACACTTAAAGTAATTACAGTGTCTCCAGTTTGATTTTGAAAGTCTGGTATAACTTTATTAATAAAACTAAATGTTTCACCATCAGCAATGTCTCCATCACCTGATTGAATATAAGCTTGTAAAGCAGAGCCATCAGCATCTACTCCTGATTCTTGAGCATAGATTAAACTTCTACCTTGAGTTAATCCATTAATTGTTGAAATAGTACTTGCGTTAGAAGTAGATAAATACTCTGTAGCTAAAGGATTTAAATTAACTCCATTATCTTGATAAGTACTTCTATCCATAGTTCCAAAATACCAAGAGTTTTCTAAATAGTTATAAATTACATAACGATCACATTGATCAGAGGCACTTGAACAATAGTACCATATCACTTCAGAGAAGTTAGAATTTTGTGCAGCATAGACTTGAGGATATTGAACTTTATTAATATCTTCAAATACATGATTTAATATTGGACAAGGTATTTCTTGAACTGATCCAGCATATCTAAAGAATTGTCCATCAGACATCCAGTAAGCTATATCATCTATGACTATCGCAGAGTTAAGACCAACAGCTCCACAGTCGTTACCTAATTGTCTAAAACCAAATATAAAAGGAGGACCTATAAAAGACATTGATTGCATTGTAGTATCTGTCCATACTAATATAGTTCCTTTAGCAGGTCTTGCACATCTTATTTCACTTCCACCAGCTATTCTTTGTGATCCCGCAGAGTTAGTTACATTAGGTGTCCAAAAATTATAATTTTCTTGATCAGACCAACGAATAAACATTTTATCAAAAGTTGTACTGTCTCCAATAGTTGTTTCTGTTCCCATACAGATAACGTGTCTAGTTTCTGTAGATACTAATGATAATGTAGAAGTAGTAGGAGCATTAGCAATAGCTGTAGCTCTATTAGTAGACATTCCTCCTGAAAGATCCCACTCGTAAGTTCCACCATCTTTTTCTGTTATAACTAAATCTTCACCCCAATTATTGATAGACCATAACCGTGCATCAAGGATTACACTAGATGTTGATCTAGGTGTTCCCCAAGTAGAAGCACCCCAAGTAGAAGCACCCCAACCATATCCAAAAGTTTGTATAGATGGACCTATATTTAATTGATAAGTAGCAGTACAATTTGCAGTAGGTCCTACTGAAGAAGTTGCTGTTGCACTACTTTGAATAGTATAAGCATTAACATTTGATATACTTAAAATTTCATATTCACCATCTAGTGTGGCTGCAGAAATTCCACCAACGTCAGCACTTACACTACTTAGTGTGACAAAGTCACCTAATAAAGCCCCATGACTTGTATCTGAAATAGTTACAACATTACTTGTACTTGTAGTAGTAATAGCATTAACAAGAGCATCTGTTGATCTTATAGGAGTAATATCTTGATTATCTCCAGATTGATATACATATATTTTTCTATCAGTTCCTATAGCTTCATAACGAGATCCATCTAAAGAATACCATTGTTCTAAAGCTCTTCCAACTCCTACATAATAATCTGCACTAAATTTTGTCCAGCCACCTATTTTTTGAGGAAGTCCTTTTCTAAATCTTATTTTATCACCATCTACCCATCTACCTTCTGCTCCTGTAGGAGTATTCTCAGTGTCTAATCCAGGTTGAAAGTTTAATTGAGTTAATGGCATAGTTTTGTTTTATATACCTTATTTATATCTTACTTATAAATGTAATGAAAGAGCTAAAAGTAATAGATAATTTTCTTGATAGAACAATATTTGAAAAGATACAAAAAATGGTGACGTTTGACTTACCTTATTATTATAAGATAGGGACGGCCTCTCCAAAGTCCGATGATCTATATCATTTTGTACATTATTTTTATACAGATAATTCTGTAAAAAGTGATTTTTTTAAAGAAATAGTTATTCCTATTTTAGATAATTTTACTTACTATTCTTTAATAAGAGCAAAAGCTAATTGTTACCCTTCAACTGAAAATCAATTTACTCATGCTAAACATATTGATTTACCAGTTCCACATAGAGGCTTGATATTTCATATCAATAATAATAACGGCTATACTATTTTAGAAGATGGAACCAAAATAGAAAGTCTTGCTAATCGAGCTGTGTTCCTGGACACCAGCAAACCTCATCAAAGCACAAGCTGTACTGACCAAGATATACGTTTTAATATTAATATAAACTACGTCTAATGTTAGACCCTATTCCTTTACTAGCTTTTAGTTTTTTAGAATGGTTTAAAAAACAAGATACTAAAAATTTTAATTTAGTTGAATTTGGATGTGGTAATTCAACAATTTATTTTAGTAAATTTTTTAAAAAAATTACTTCTTATGAAGATGATCCCAAATATATTGAATATATAAAAAATTTAAGTATAGCAAATGTAGAAATATTACCTTTTAATTTTAAAACTATTTCAGATTCTAAATTTAAAAAATCTATTGAAGAAGCACATTATATATTAATAGATAATAACTATAAAAACATATCGAGAGAAGTTATTGCAAAAAATTTAATTGAAATATATGATTACAAAAACCTTTTAATACTTGATAACGGTAACTGGAACCATGAAGCTTATTTTTATTTAAAACAAAAATATAAAAATTCATATGATTTTGGTTGGCGTAATATTAAAAATGATGAGACAATAACTACAGTTTTTGTAGATAGGATATAATGCAAGAACTAGAATTTACTATTGAAAAGAAGGTTAAAATTATCTCTAATGATATAACGGACATGGATTTATGTAATCGTTTAATAGAAAAAATTAAATTAAATATTGATCCAACATTAAGTTATAAAACAAATGTTCCTCACATGACTGCCTTTGAAAGATTTAATAATGATTCTGATTTTAATTCTTTTATAAAAATAATTACACCAGATATCAAAAAAATTTGGCAACGTCCTTTCATTATTAAAGATTCTTGGGGTGTGTTAATGAATAAAGGAGATTCAACAGATTGCCATTCTCATCAAGAAGCATCGGCTTTTTGTGGTATATTATATCTTACAACTGGGGGTTCAGGAACAAGTTTTCCAGAAATAAAAAAAGTGATTAATCCAATAAAAGGACGTTTTATTTTATTTGAGGCTATCATGAAACATTTTGTATTACCTTCTGATGTTGATGAAAGATATAGTTTAGCTTTTAATATGCTTGATATAAAAGATTGGGATGATTCAAATACTTCGGTTGTTATATGAAAATAAATATTTTAGGCGCTGGAACAGGAGGATTAGTAACCTCTTTAATTTTAAAAACAAAATTTCCTAATTACAATATTAATATAATTAAATCAGATGATATTGGTATCGTAGGAGTAGGTGAAGGATCTACGGAACATTGGGCTGAGTTCATGGACTATGTTGGAATAGATTTAAAAGAATTAATTAAAAAAACTGATGCCACACTCAAATCAGGTATTATGTTTGAAGGCTGGACTAAAGAAAAATTTCTTCATTCTGTAAACTCTGAATTCAGTAAAGAAACTGGTGATTATTACTATTTGTATGCAAATTTAATATCTCGTGAAATTAATGCTAAGTATATGTGCCATCAAAATTTATATGAAAATAAGTTTATTAATCAAAATTATAAAAATTTAGTTTTACAATATCATTTTGATACTTTTAAATTAAATAGTTTTTTAAAAAATACTTGTATTAATAAAAATATAAATATCTTTGAAGATAAAATTATTAACGTTGTTAATGATGATTTAGGTAATATTAAATATTTAATTGGGGAAAAACAAAAATATATATCAGATCTATTTATTGATTGTAGTGGTTTTTCTAGTTTTTTATTAAAGAAACATTTAAATGTTCCTTACATTTCTTACAAAAAATATCTTCCTTTAGATAGGGCGTTCGCCTTTCCTACTTCTAAAGAAAAACAATACAATGCTTGGACTTTATCAAGAGCGATGGATAATGGTTGGAATTGGAAAATACCAACACAAAAAAGGTATGGTAATGGTTATGTTTATAGCTCAAATCATACAACAGAAGAAAAAGCAATTGAAGAAGTAGAAATACTATATCAACAAAAAATAGAGCCGGCTCGATTTTTTAAATTTGAAGCAGGAAGAGTTAAAACATTTTGGCATAAGAATGTTGTAGCTATTGGTCTATCAGCCGGATTTGTAGAACCTTTAGAAGCAACTTCTATTGGTAGTATTATTCAACAAGCTTTTTGTTTAAATCAATTTTTACCTTCACTAGATAAAAAATCTTTTAATAAACATAATGATTATTTATTTACAAATTTAATGGAATTTGTTCAGCTTCATTATTTAACTAAAAAACAAGACACGTTGTTCTGGAAAGAAATGCAAGAGTTACCTATTTTAGATGGTGTACAAGAAAAACTAGAGATTGCAAAAATAAGAATGATTAGAAACAGTGATTTTACTATCGGCTGGCATATGTTTAGAGCTCCTAATTGGATTATTTTACTACATGCATTAAATAAATTTAATATAGAAAATATTAAAAAAGAACTAGATTCAGCATTACCTTTAAAATCTTTTGCCATACAACAACATAAGAACTTGTTTACTTCTCCAAAAGATTATATTACACATAACCAGGTAATAGAAAGTTTAATATGAAACAAATTAGTGACTACATAGTAGTTCAAAATGCATTAGATAAAGATTATTGTAATCATTTAATTACCTCACTTGAACAGAAAAAATGGATTTCCCACCAATGGTCTAACGACCAGGGTCAAATTGTAGGTTCTAGAAATAATAAAGAATTAGAGATATTACCTGCTGGAGAAGAACAAAAGTTTTTACAAGATGTAATTATTAAATGTTGTGAGAACTATAAGGCAAAACATAATATTCATTCTTGGATCACAGCTTTAACTACAGTAAGATTTAATAAATATAAAGTAGGTACTAATATGAATAGTCATGTTGATCATATTCATTCTATATTTGATGGTAAGAAGAAAGGTATCCCTATAATTTCTGTTGTAGGAGTATTAAATGACAATTATACTGGAGGGGAATTTATATTTAATGAGGAATATGATATTAAATTAAAACAAGGAGATATTTTATTGTTTCCAAGTAATTTTTTATATTCACATCGAGTAAAAGATGTCAAAGAAGGTATTAGATATTCTTTTGTGAGTTGGGGTTTTTAATGAGTGAAATAATAGAATTATTTTCACAGCCTCTTTACCTATCCTCTGATAAATATGAAATAAATGAAAAAGAAAATGAATGTTTTAAAAATATTGGAGCAGTTTTAAATTCATTAAATTATACAAGTCAAAATAGTTCTTTTTTAGAAAAGGAGGAATTAAAAGGTTTAAAAGAATTTGTATTAAAACATGTTTATAACTATCATCATAATTTAATGGGCTTTGATAAAAGAGCAGAGATATATATTACTCAATCCTGGCTTACCATTAGTAAACCCGGTGAAGGACATCATCTACACCGTCATCCAAATAGTATTTATAGTGGTGTTTGTTATTTAACTGGTGAACATACTGAGACACGATTTCATAGTCCAACTAAGTTATCTCAACAAATAACTTTTAAAAAAGAACAACTCACTCCTTATCTAGAAGAAAATTTAACTGTAACCGCAACCAAAGGTAATTTAATTATTTTTCCATCTAGTTTAGTTCACGATGTAAAACCTAATCCAAGTGATAAAATAAGAACTACTTTATCTTTTAATACATGGTTCAAAGGAGAAGCTGGGCAACATGTTGGGTTGGATTATTTAAAATTATAAGGTATAAAGTTTTATGGAAATTAAACAAATAAAAAAAGGAAACATAGAATTTAATTTTTCTTGGAAAGAACGATTGAGAATATTTTTTAAAGGTGGAATGCTTTTAAGTTTTGATACTTCTAAAGATTTTATTAATACTTTCGTTCATACTATTATAACTTTCAATGCAAATTTACCTGAAAAGTATCAGAGTAAATTAAGCAATAGTAAAGATATTGATTTAAGTAAAAAATAATTATTTATAAGTTTTACGATGCCAAATCTTATTTTTGTACCAGTTAAATTTTTCTGTAAGCATACTTCCTGGAACAGATTCATCACCTTCTTCTATTTTCATCTTCCAACCTTCTCTTTTGAATGGAATAATTTGACAATAAGGAGTTCCTTTTTTAAGGATCGAAAAATACTTTCCATCTTTCATGTTTTTAAATAAAAAATCTTTTTTTAAAAAAAATGGAAAGTTTATATATGGGCCGTAGGAGTCCGTATCTACGACAGCACTAATAATTTCAAACCTATCATCTACTTGATTTAAAGGAGGGGTAAATAAACATGAATAACCAGAAGGTGTTTCTATTTTCCAAGGATTAAGAAATTTCATTACAGGAAAATTAAAGTTTTTTTTAAGTTGAGGAGACCCTTCTATTTGAAAAGGTTGGTGTGAAGATGCTGCCATATCTAAATTTAGATTTATATCTTTGTATCTTGAATTACCCGCAAAACCTATATAACTGGATCGAACATGAATTTTATATTTATCTTTTTCTAAGGTTGTTATTTCAATGTAATATTCTTGAGGTAAAGTTAGAACATAACCAGCTGTCATTGAATCCATAACTGGACGACAACCTTTAATAGTTTCTTTATTAGGATGGTGTTTAAGTTTTTTATACCAATCAGGTAAATGATTTAAAGACAGTTCAGGTCTTTCTTCAAAATTATCTATATAAATTTTAGGAGCAATAAATTTTATGTCTTTCATAAGAAGGCATAATACCCCTTATGAAGGTATTTGCAATATGTGAAATATTTCTACTCCAGGGTTTAAAGAAGCTACATACTGTGGAGGAAAACCTGTAAAAGTTGTATCATCTGAAGTCTGTTCCGCTGTTTCTTTAGCTATGTTTAAAAGTGTTCTGTAAGATAAAAGTCTATCCCTCATTGTAGAAGGTTTACTGCCTTCTAAAAAAGAATCAAAAGAGTATACTTCTGCTTTACACTGTTCAATAAACAATGTTTTAGATTGTGTGGGCTGAGGTAAATCTACTAAAATAATATTGTCTTTAGTAGCACCTTCTGCGATTGTTTTTGTGTTTCCAACAATTGCATCGTAGTCAGCTTGAGTTAATGTTTTTTTAACTAAAGTGTCTCCAGAGTTTGTTTCTACAGAAGTAGCATCAGCATCATCTTTTGCTACTCTCCAAACTTGATCATCTTCTCTAAGAAATATACTTACCATCTTTTAATCCTATGTTATTTGTTCAAATATATAAATATAACCATCACCACCAGCAGACGATGAAGCAGGGGTACCTGTGCCTTGTCCTCCAATTGATAAAAACTTTCTACCAACGGAATTGCTATTATTACTGTCATTACCTCCAGTTCCTGGAGAAGGAGGAGCAACGTTGGTTGTACTTGGTGAAAAATCTGTTGTACTATAATTAAATATGCCGCTTGTGTTTGTGGTTCCAACCGAAGCTCTTGGACTACCAGGCGTATGTGGATAAGCACCTCCGCCTCCACCTCCTGCGTTTACAACGTTTCCAAAATTTGAAGTACCGCCTGCTTGGCCAGCTACTCCTGAGGCACCGCCACTTCCGCCAGTTCCAACTTGAACAGCCGTTCCCTCTAAAGTTCCCGGGGAAACATCAATCGCATATACACCAAAGAAACCATGACCACCCGGTCTTGCACCTGCTCCTTGGTTTGAACGGCCACCGCCGCCACCTCCTCCAGAAATTATTCCAGAAGCTTTTGTAGCATTGGTATCAGTTGCAGAGTAATTAAAACTCTGTGAACCTGTTCTAAATTCTGTTATTGAGTATCCCTCAGCTCCACCAGCAGCTCCAGTCGATGCTGCAGTAAGTCTACCTTGACCATCTACAGTTACTGAGGCAAGTGTATAAGAACCTGCAGTCACTGCAGTGTTTGCTAATTTGTCAGCTGATACTGCAGCATCTGTAATTTTTGCTGTAGTTACAGCATTAGCTGCAAGTTTAGCAGTAGTTACATTTGCATCTAAAATTTTTACAGTCGTTACTGCATTAGCAATAATTTTTCCAGACGTTACTGCATCGTCTGCTATTTGTGCACTTCCGATCGTTCCACCTAAAGTATCTAAAGATATTTCAGTAATGTTAGTTCCATCAGAATAAGCTGCATAAATTTTTGCTGCATCTGGAGTAAACCCAGTTCCACTTACAGTTTTAATTGTTAAATTACCTGGATTAGTTAAACCACTACAATCAAATATATAAAATTTTTCTATACTGTCTGGTATAGTGCAAATTGTACTTGCTGCAATACTTGCAGTAGCAAATTTAATTACCATATTTCTTGCAGTTGATATTGATTTATTTGTCATTGCAAGAGCAAGAGTACTACCACTTGATAACGTGATAGCTTCATAACCAGCAATTGCTTGTTGAATTAAATTTAAATTATTATTTGTATCATCACCCCAAGTACCAGAAGCATCACCAGTTGCAATTAGTTCAAGTTTTAAATCAGAAGAATAAGTTGACATAGTTTTTTATACCTTATTAATTTATATTTGTAAATAGTATATATTTGTATGAATTTGTACACTAAATATTTGTCCAAGTTTCAATATTATCATCTGCAATAGGATCCCAAAATCTTAAATCTACTGGTATTACATTAGCTTGAATTCCTGTCATACTTATATTATTATTAGAATTAGGAATTATTGTAGCTAAATCTATTGTTATTTCTTGACCAGTTATAGAGAAAAATCCTGAAGTAGAAATTGTTATAGAGCTTACATTAGCATTAGCATTAATTCCAGTGATTGGAATAAAGTTTTCAGTGTCTGTTACAATATTAGATAAAAAAGATGTTATACTTTGACCATTAATATCTATCGAATTAGCAGTTCCTGTTACAGTATTTCCTAAAGAAGTATTTATTGTAAATTCAGGAACTACAATAGTCATAGTTCCATCAGCTGCTATTGAATAAGTTCCAATAGTTCCTGTTGCTTGTTGACCAGTAATAAGATTAGTAGTAGCTGCAGTTATACTTATAGTACCTGAATCAGTAGTTAAAGTTTCGCCTGAAATTGCAAATGGAGCACTACCACTAATAACAATATTATTAACAGAAGAGGTTATAGATTGACCATCTTCAATAAATACATTTCCGTCACCTGAAATAACATCTCCAAGACTTTCATTCCAAGCTCCTGAATTCCATTCTTCTCTTCCCCAACCATTACCAAAATTAAGATCAATAGGAATAGACAATCCTGTTATAGAAAGTATATTACCTGTACCTTCTCCAATAACTACAGTACCAGTAGAAGTACTAAGTGCAATTCCGTTAATGGACGCACCTGATGCAGAATTATTCCATGAACCTAAATTCCATTGTCCTTGACCCCAAGTACTTGCCATAAGGAGTTTCTCCTTATGCTATTCTGATTAAGCCAGCAGATGCGTTAGCAGTTGGAAACTGTAATTCAAAAGTTCCGTTTGTAGAAGTTTTAACTCCTCCAAAATCTAAAACTGCAATCGCAGCATTAGCATTAGAATTATTGTACAGTAAAGCAGCTTGAGCAGAAATTGTTGCATTTGGAAATGTAACATTATCAGCATCAAAAATTGCAGTAGTTCCATCCACAGTGATAGCTACATTAGTTAATGTATTTCCACCAATAGTGTAGTTAGTTCCTGAATCAGATACTTCGCTTCCTGTTATATAAACAGATGTGTTTGCTGCCAGTGATGCCGCATTAGTATATAGTGCACATTTAAGAGTTTGAGCAGCAAGGTTTCCACCAGGCGACATCAAGTCTTGTTTAAATACTGTGCATATCGCTTGTATTATTGCCATATTATTGTCCTCCAGTTAATGTGTTTGTACCAACAGGGCTACCTGGAAACTTATAGTCCGTTCTTCTTCTTCTACGGGCTTCATTGTTAACAGTAGCAACTCTTGTATTATACAAATTTGTATATATAGTATAATCTTCTAGGTTCTTTGTAAAGAGATTTGCTTGAGCTAAACAGCCAAATAATAAAACATCTGAAATATTTTCAGTATACCAGTTGGTAGTATTAGTATTAGATAAAGGATTAATTTTTCCTTGATATCCTAGTTTTAAAGTATAAGCTTGATCTGGAGTAGGAGCTAAATATACTCGATCATCATCAAAATTAGAAAAATATTTAGGTTGACCTTGAAGAGAAGAATCAGGCCAATATTCTTGACAAAAAGCTAAAGTTTTTAATTCTAAATAACTTACATTAGAGCCTACAGTAAGGGTTAAATAATTAAATAACATAGGCTCGATAGAAGTAGGAAGATTTACAAATCTATCTCCAGCTACTGCTGTAGTAGTTACATTTTCGTTAAATCCAATAGGGTCTATATCTCTTGATAAAGAATCAAATGTATTATCTATAAAAGTATCTAATTGACTATTAAAATCTGTACCTGTATTTTCAGCCCATGTTTGTATATCAGTCTTTAGACTGCTGTATGTCATTGCCATCTTTAATTACCTCATCAACTTTAAATTTAGTCCAAACGTGTCCTGCAAATGGATAAGTTCCATAATGCGTTAAAGGACTTTGAAGATCAGCATGTATCTTACCACCTATTTTTTGCCATAATCTACAAAAAGCATAATCCTCTGATAGATATCTATTACTTTTTTCATCAATAATACAGTCAAAAAATGCATAACAATTGTCACTACCATATCTTTTTCCATTAACTATTTGATCGCTAGTATATTTAAGATTAGAATAAGCTTCTTTCATCTGATAAAAAACTTCTTTTTTAATACACATAAAACCTGTTGCAGCATCCATTACTTCAGTAAAACCACCAGTTAATTCAATTTTATTAGGATCTGCAAAATTTAAATTATAACCTAAAGCTCTTTGTTCTAAATTTTTATCACTTACTTTAATTAAGTCAGGAATTTTATCCCATTCAATAGCTTTTCTAGGATATATTCCACAAGCTATATCATAACCTGATTCTAAAACACGTCTTACAGCTTCTCCTCTAAATCCTATATCTGCATCAATAAACATTAAATGAGTAAAACTATCATCTTCTTTATCCATATCTAAAAATTGACTGACTAAAGTATTTCTAGCTCTTGTGATTAAACTTTCATTACCAATAGTATTTAAATTAACTTGAAAATTATTTTGAGAAGCTACTCTCGTTAAATCCATTATTCCATGTAGATAAGCTTCTGTTAATTGACCACCATAACAAGGTGTTCCAATCATTACTTTTAATTTTTTATTTTTTATCATGTTACAACAGTAACACTTCCTAATCCTATCTGTAACAAATTTGTGTTGTTAGTATACCAAGAAGTTGGAATAGTTGCAACTCCAACATAAACAGATTGTCCTGATGTATTTTCAAATCCTGGTAAAACAGTTACTTGATTAGGAACACCACCTGTTTGAGATCCTGGTAATCCTCCACCAGTTCTTGCAGCCTCTGTTGCACTTATACTCGCTTGAGGTCTAGCATTTTGTAAAGTTTGTGCATCAGTAAAATAAGTTAAATCTAATTGAGGTTGTTTAGGTTCCCACTCTG